TTCCGCCACTCCAAACAAGGATGCCAAGCCTAACAAAAGTAGAAAGTATAGCAAGCTGCTCTTCTTTATCATCTGCTGCCTCTTTAATTTTACCTAGAAGACCTTTTTTCTTAGGGTCTTTAGATTCTTCCTTCTTGACTTCCTCTGGCATATTTAATTAGTAAGGCAACTCTATTTAGAAAGATAACCCTCTTCAACCAGATACTTACGTGTCAAAGGAGTGGGAGGGTATATTTCCCACATATTACCACGAGCACAAGACTCAAGTGCCTTAGCAGTCATACCTTCAGTTTTACCTGCCCAGTATGCTTCTTTCTCCCAGGGAATTGCTCCAGGTTGATCTCTGTATGTTGATTTTACAATTTCTTGATACAGTGGAGGAACAGAATCTTCAGGCAGAATGATAGCAATCAGAGAGTTATCGATAGTACCTGCCATGCAATCTTGTGCTGCATGCCATCCTTCATGACGCATAACACTCATCAACATTCCAGGTCGATTCATGTATGCTTTATTCAAGAAGAAATTATTACTAACAGTATGATATACCCCACGATGCCCCACAGGGAAATACTTCTGATCTGCTAAAAAAACTTTAGCTCCGACTTTATTAAGTGATCCGAGAAGAGAATCAAACTCGCCAGCAATAATGTTGTAGTTAGTAGAAGGTATCTCAGAATTGATATCTGAGATGGACTTAACTTCTTTGACATCTTCTATACATTCTTGGAGCAACATGCATCCCATAGAATGCATTGTAAAATACTCACTATCTTTGAGGGGGGCGGAATGGACAGGTAGGGCAACCGCTGCCGCAACAACCGCCGCTGTAAATAATCTTTTCATTTGTAGTATGCCTCATAGTATTTGACAATTCCGTTACTATTTACATGCCCTTGTGAAACCCAGTCATGACAACATTCACTAATACTCTTCATACTGTAACATGGTTCTTGATTTTCGTTAATCAAACCACCATACTTATTAAGAAGAATAGTATAAACCTGCTGCCTCAATTGGAGTTTTTCTTCAGAATAACGCCAGTCCGTAACCATACCTTCCTTTTTCAACCTTTCATAATTGTAACATCCATCAAATGTAAATTGAACTTTGGGTACTTTAGAGTCCATATCAATCAAGATTAACATCTTTTTGAAATGTCTCTGAACCTCCTTGAGTCCAGGACATACCATTTTTGGTTGCTTCATTATACATCACTTCGTGAATATTATCTGGTTCATTAGCAATCTTCCAAGATCCACCAACTCCTCCATCCATATTAACAATGACATCATCAGCAATTTCTTTTTGTTGTTCACTCATAGTCGGTTCTCCAAACCAAGCATCATTTTTAAGAATTGATGGTGCAGGAACACCAACATAAGGTTGAGTGAATGTTTTACAATCAACTGTTTCCTCGTCAATTGAACATTCTATTTTAGTTGTTGAAATACCAACAACGTTTTTGATAAGAGACTTGAAGCGACTGATCATGACTGCCAGTGATGATGATAGAAGTTTCCTTTACGATCACACATAGGATCTTCTGCAACTACACGATAAGGCAACATACGTTGTCCTTTGAAACTGGTTCTGTCTCCAATAATCGAGTATGCTTCCATAAGTTTTTCTGTGTTCTTTAACCTAGCAACAACACTAGGTTTAGCAGCTGGACGACGGTAAATAAAACCTTCGTATTGTCCAGGAGCATAAACTACGTCAGCAACATTGTTAGGGAATGCCGGAGAGTTAACTCTATTAAGAATGGAAACTGCAACGCAGTATTCATCGTTAGTTCCAGTTGCTGCCTCAACCTGCACTGCTCGTGCAAGATGGTCATAATCAACGGCACTCAGTGCCAAAATAGTTTCTAAAATCATAAGTTAAAAAAAGGGGGGCATTGCCCCCCACACGATACAATATATCAGTATATCAGAAGGAGTACTTGACACCCAACTTACCACCGTAACCGTTGTTATCGGAGTCGTCAGCAGTCAGGAACGACAGCTCACCATATACTCCGAGTTGGTCGGTCACAGGCACGCCAACACCTGCCTTACCAGAGAACTGAGTCTCGCTTTCTTCACCGTCAACAGCAATGATTGCAGGACCCGCTTGCACGTAGTAAGAAGCAGCACCCAGGTCGCCTTCGTATCCTACGTGAAGGTCTGTCGTGGCAGCAGAGTAGTCATCTCCAACCCAACCAGCATTGGTTTCGACGTTGACGTAGGGACCTGCAAGGGCAGCGCCTGCGGACATGGACAGAGCAGCAGTTGCTGCGAATACAGATTTGATCATTTGAATTACCTTTAGTTACTTGCGGAATGGTTACCCGCAGATGAGTAGAGACATCGACTTGTCTCGTTGTGAATATTATAGCACAGATTCTAGGCGATTAGTTGAGGCGTTGAAACTGTAACAGTTCGTAATGCGCGTCACGAATAGGTATTTATACATTGTTCGTAACGTACTTTTCTATTATAACCGAACTTTCTTGTGGTGTCAACCCTCTATTCAAAAATAGGTCTAGGTGTATTTCTTAATTTTTCAAGCAGTTTTGGGTCATTTCCATAGTCTCCCATGTGCATATACACACAATCAATGTACCGTAAATCATGTCTATCAGCATCATATGTGAAATCATCACAGTAATATAGTATCACTTCAGGGACTTCTACCTTCCTATAAGTGATTGGTTCTTCAACGTAATACGGACTAATCATTAGTATTCCTCAATTATTTTGGTCTATAAGTGCATCGTTCTGGATTGGCCTTACACCACTGAAACACATACGCATCAGGATCATTACTCATCGCATAGTGTGCATGGTTGTGTAGTAATCCTATTACAATAAGTAATCCAATACTGATCACATTATAATGAACTGCTGGATGAGTAACGATGGTCAGAAAGTATTTTTTCATTCCGTTTCGACAATAGGAGGGTTGGGCCATCCTGGTGGGCACATAGGTACACTATAAGGTTCACTCATAATAGAGTCAACTATTTCTTTATGAAGTTCTACAGGGTTTACTGCATCACTATCTCTCCATAGAGATGGCATATCTACAAGTACTTTACCTGGTGTTTCCGCAGGTTCAATACTTCTAATACAAAGTGGTGGTAGGGTATAATCCATTTTTACTTTTGCTCCACGGGTGGTAATCTTCCCATATAGGGATCGTATTCAAATAGTTGTTCCCAGTTCTCAAGTTTAGATGCTTCATTAGTCCACCATTGACGCAGACCATCTCGACTTGGAACATGGAATGTATCAATATGCTCTTTGTTCCAGATCATAGATTCAAGATGTGGTGGGGAGAACAACAGGACAGGCATAGCAAAACTGTTACCAGACTCATAGATCAAGTGCTCTGAATTGCATCTTGGTTTTGCCTTGTAATCAAGTTTATACTTGCCGTCTCTATAGCACAAGTCCATCAGTTTCTTAGCATGATGTCTTGTAATCATATAGCAAGCAGTAGAGAAGTCATTGACGAATCTCTTATGCAATGCTACATGCAGAGCACCAGGATTGATCACAGCAAGTTGAACCAAATCATAATCAAATGGCATCCTTGCATAGAACTCTTTCCAAGTAAATGGCCAGTTCTTTACTACAGACAGGTCGCAGTCGTCTTCCATGATAATCGCACAAGGAGTATCAGAGGTCGTATACCAATGGTGAATTGCTTTCAAGTGTGATGTACAGCATCCAACGTCAGTCGGACCCATCTGATCAGGATAGCGACCCTTCAGGATACCGCTCAGGTCATCTTCCCCAGTACCATCATATCCAGAGATACGAGTATAGTTCTCAATCTCCCAGTATTTGAACTGGTCTTCCATATACTTCTGACGTTCTGGACTCCTATCCAGATTCGTATAGTAGACGGGTGGGAGACCTTTGAGTTTATATGCTGACTTGTTTTTATCCATTAGTTTTGATCCATTCCATCACATCAATTTCTGGTTTCCATCCAATGATTTCACCAATCCTATCTATATTTGCAAGAGTAGTCGATGCTTCACCAGAACGTTCAGGTAAGTATATCTGAGCATCAGAGATAGCGTTAGCAATCTCTTGTATAGAATAGTT